GCACTAATGGAGAAAACAGTGAGCTACCTTTATGATCAACACACCGAAGCTTTCGAAGCTCCCGGTGTGGTGCCACCAGAAACGGTGGCGAGAAACTTGATCAAAAAGTATTCTCCTGGGTTGCCTTTCATCCCCAAATACAAGACCAGACAAGACCTCTGGAACACTGGGTGGATGGACTCGATCATACAGGCGACATACGCGGCACTAGAAGCCGGGGAATTCCCCCCCGAGCTCTACCACGCTTTTCCGAAGATGCAAATCACTAGGAAAAATCGTGAAGTGACCGCGGAATGTCTGCCTAGCGTGTTCGTAGCCCAAGTCGCTCAGCTAGAGGTGACCAAGCGCAGTTTCTGGGACCAGGCCAACATGGGCATGGGAGCCCCAATAACCGCTAGGTATCTGGGTGAGGTATTTGAGAAGGTGAACCATAGGAAGATGAAGTTCACGGCAGATGCTACCGATTTCGATAGCAACTGCCCTCCAATACTGTTCGAAGCATTGTCGAGACTTTACGAAAAAGGCGTAAAGGCGGGAGGCATACCCGCAGTGGCCGCTATCCAGCGAGCCAAATACATGGCAATGCAAAAGGCCGTGATCGTCGACCTCCCGAGTGGCAACATCTACCGAAAAAATCGGGGTGGTGCCACCGGTCAGTCAGCGACATCATGGGACAACCACTGGGCCTTCCGCGTGCTTATGATCATGTGCTGGTCATACGCGACGGGAGAAGACCCAAGTGGTTTTTACGATTCCAACACTGTGCATAACACTGGTGACGACAATATCTTTGGGACAGATAGTGACGTCACCCCTGAGCAAATCGCTCAGGCCGCTAAGGAGTTATTTGGGATCGAAATGAAGATAGAAGCCGTGGGAGACATCACCCAACTCTCCTACCTGTCCCGGATTCCCATCCGGTTACAGGACTTCAAAGAAGAGGCTGCTATCGCCGGACTGCAGGACCAAGAGCTAGCTGCAGCTCCGGATCGTGAACGTTTCCTTCTGAGGAGGAGCGCGGTGCTTAGCCGATACTCCGGCAAGCCCATTCTCCAATTCGCGAAGGCGCAGACTCAGCGGAATATTGGTCATCTGCTGAACTGCGCCTTCGACCACGAGCTGTACTCAATGATCTTGCGTGAATACATGGAAGACGTGAGCACATACATCGGGGTGAAGGACGCGATCATTTGGACCGTCAACTTTGGTGAAAACGGGTTGGCAACTAGTTGTCACCCGCGTTTTCGGCCAGGTTTCCTCGCATCAGCGAAGGTTCTGGACCGGTTCAATCAAGTTCGCAAGGCGCTGAAAGCACCCTCATACCATGAGGTGCTACAGAAAGCGGGCAAAGAAATTGATCGAACACCTAAACCATCAAAGTTCGCATATGCCCAATACGTGCCTAGCTTTGAAAGAGTCGCCCGAGTGTGGATATCCAATTTTAGATTGAATCTAATGGAATTCATTCCGGACGCTCTCACAAAGCTAGCGGTGTCACCAGACTCCGCACCCATAGCCCCACTAATGTGGGTGCCTGGGTGGCCCGTAGAAGAGGCCGTATGGCGATGGGCCCAAGAAGCCGGCGAGGATCTAACGGTTGAAGAACTGACCGCGAGAATCCGCCTGAGCCCATTCAACCCTGCGACTGACGCGGCGGGTTTCTCATGGTTCGTGAGAATCCCCGGCGTCAAAGATGAACTTCTCAAAAGAGACTTTCATGTCGTAAGAGGGAGGATGGTCGCCGCCCTGATTTGTTATCAGGGCGTAAACACCCTAGTCCAGATCTTGCGCAAGATGCCCATAATAGGGCTCTTGATGGAAGGCTGGCTAGTTTATCAAACCGACTTGCCAAGGTTGTA